CAAGCGTTGAAATGGCTAAGATATATGCCACGATAGACTATGCAATGCAGACATTCTTGCTGCAAACTAACGAGGGCGAATATCTTGAATTGCGCGCGGCAGAATATGGCATAAGCCGCAAGGCAGGAACAAAAGCAGCTGTATCTATTACTGTTACAGGTGTGGACGGAACGAACATACCGGCTGGCACAAGGATGCTTACCACGGATGGGCTTATGTTTGTCACCGATGAGGAAGCTACTGTTTCGGGGGGCGAGGCTACTATATCCGCTACTGCTGAAAAAGCGGGAGCGCAATATAACATTGCAGCGGGGAAGATAACATATTTGTTTACAAACATAGAGGGAATAAGCAGTATAACAAATAATGCCGCGGCGGTAGGTGGGAGCGATGACGAATCAGATGAAGCATTGCGAAACCGAATACTGATGCGTTTGCAGATGCCGGCAACATCAGGCAATGCATATCACTACCGCCTGTGGGCCATGGAAGTGGACGGAGTAGGCGCTGCCAAGGTTCTGCCGCTATGGAACGGCGCCGGAACAGTTAAGGTTGTGCTGGCAAGTCCGGATATGGGCGCAGTTTCGGCGGATATAATAACGGCTGTCCAGTCGCATATAGAAGCATGCCGGCCTATTGGTGCAGATGTAACCGTTGTGTCTGCTGCCGCGAAGAACATAAACGTTTCTGCAACGGTTGAAACATCGGCCGATACAACGCTGGATGCAATAAAAAAGGAGTTTGAAGCTGCGGTAAGCGAATATTTACAGGGCATAGCATTTGAACTTAGCAGCGTATCGTATAACAAAATAGGCTATTTGCTGCTTGCAATACCGGGCGTAAATGATTATAGCGGGCTAAAAGTTGATAACGACACCTCGGCTGTGACTTTGCAGACGAATGAAGTGCCGACGCTGGGGACGGTGACGCTGAGTGCAAAATCTGATAAATAAGCTAACGATATATGGCCAAAGCAAACAAGTGGAAAACTTGCAGAAGGGCATCCAATACGCGCTTGAAAAACTGTGGGAAGCTGGAGATGCCATGTTCGATAACGTCTTTGCCGCAACGGCACTCGATGGCCTTGAACTGTGGGAAAGAGCATACGGCATAGATACCGATTTAAGTTTATCAGCCAATCACAGGCGCGAAAATTTGATAGCCAAAATGCGTAGCGCCGGCACTACAACGGTTGCCATGCTCAAAAGCGTGGCGGAGAGCTACGCAAACGGCAATGTAACAGTAACGGAATACTATGCAGATTACAAGTTTACCATTACTTTTGTATCAACGCGCGGTATACCGGCGCAAATGGATAAGCTCAAAGCGGCGGTGGAAAAAATTAAACCTGCGCATCTTGCGGTTGAGTATGTGTATACATATGTTACTCATGGTGAGATAAAAGGGAAACCGTATACGCATGCTCAGCTTGCAAGCTATACACACGACTATATCCGTAATAATTTGGAGGTATAAATGGCGACACAAACAACGAATTATAAGTTCACATTACCTGCGGGCAATGACAACTATGATGTGGGCGACTTTAACGGCAATTTTATCAAAATAGATGCGCAAATGAAAGCCAACGCTGATGCGGCAGAAACCGCAGGTGACACAGCGGCCAACCACACCCACGGCGCAATTACCAACGATGGCAAGATAGGCACAGCCGCAAACAAGGCCGTATTCACCGGCGAGGACGGTGCACTTAAAGCCGATACGCTGCCGATAGCCGCCGGCGGCACGGGCGCCGTTACGGCAGACGCGGCGCGGGAAAACCTCGGCGCACAGAAAAAGAGACTCACGTTTGCCAACACGAATGTAGCTGCTTCGGCATGGGCGGCAGATGAAACGTACGCGGATTATCCGTACCGCGCTGCCATTCCGCTCACAGGCGTTACGGCAGCGAGCTTTGCCGAAGTTGTGCTATCGCCCACTGACGCTGTATCCGGTGCATATGCGCCTGTGTGTGAAACGTATGCAGGTGGCATATACCTGTATGCCAATGCTGTGCCCAGCGCAGATATGACCATACCGGCCATAGTAATATGGGGGTGATGGTATGATAGGCAGAGTAAATACGGGCGGCGGCAAGATGAAATCGGTCGTAGGTACATTTACGTCCAATAAGTCGGCTGCCCAATCATCCTTCAGCGTGACAGGACTAAAATTCAAACCTAAAGTTATATTTGTCAGATTGCTTAGCAGCAGCAACAAAGCTGTGCACGGCGAAGATGAAGGCAGCAAATTCGGCTCGATAGACGCTGCACAGATGATGGATATAGATGCCGGAACCGGTGCATATATGACGAAGCGTACAGACCTTAACGACTATTCGAGTTGGTCGAATAAAGCACCCGGTATCACAATTGCCAATGGTACGCTTACGGTCAACGCTGGTCAGGCATATAGCACGCTCAGCGGCAGTTATTGGACAATCGGCACATACGAATATCGCATATATGGCGTATAAGGAGCAGCAGAATGTACATAAGACGAGTGCTTTACGACCCCATTACAGGGGCCGTTTTATATGTTTACACGCAGCATGGCGACTTTGAATACACACAGCCCGCAGTAATGGCTGCGCTTATAGGCTATCCGGATGCGGCGTGCATGGAATGGGAAACCGAGGATGCGGCTATTGAAGCCGCCTTTGCGGAGACGGATTCCAACGGCAAAGCGCGCCGTGTGAACGTGAGCGTAGACGTCTCAGGCGACAAGCCGCAGCTGGTTTTTGAATATGAAGCGATAGAGGAAGCAAGCGGTGATGACCCATATGAGATAATCGATATACTGACTAAGGAGGCTGCGGCAGATGGCTAACATAGAGCTGCGAGTGCGTGGGCAAAGGCTGCTTGTAAATCGCGGCTATGTTGTTGCCGGAACGGTACGCTATCTGACAATAAAGGCAGCGCTCAGCGGGGACTGGCAGGGCCGCGAAGTGTGGGCGTATCTTGAATTTGGGGATAAGAAATACAAGACGCAGCTGAATGGCAACGGTGAATCTACAGCACGCGCTGGCCTTAACCTGAGCGCGGGCGAGTGGTCTATATACCTTATGGGCTACGGCAAGGACGCGGACGGCAACGAAACGTGCATAACGAGTGACCGCGTGACGCTTAATGTGTATCCGACCGGCGCTTCAGGCGGCGAACAGCTTCCGGCAGACGAAGAAGGCGCGGGATCGCTGAATGCTATAGAAATGTATATATGCGACTTTGCGAGCGCAGAAGACTGCATAATAACGACGGGAGGCCACTATGGCACAAAACGCGCAATCGTATCAAGGTGATAAAGTGCCCGACTTTCGGATTGCCACAAAGGCAATGGAGATGCTTGACTATACATTGCGAATAACCGAAAACAAGGATATATACCCCAACTGGACAAGGGGAAACCTTGTGCGGTATATACGCGATAGCGCGGCCGATATACTGCGGCATATAGTCACAGCTAATGACATAAGCCGCGGCGGCACTACTCCATACGAAGTAAGGCTGGAAGCGCAGGAACAGGCTATACGGGATTGCTCTTACTTGCTCGCCCTGATAGATGTATCTGAGCGCACGGGGCGCATAAACGCGCAGCGGGCGCAATATTGGGGCAAGAAGGTGCGCGATGTCAAGTACATGTGCATGGCATGGCGCAAGAGGGAGCAATCCGTTTAGTAGTGTGCAGCCTGATAAGAGCAGCGGTGAACGTTTGGACGCGGTGGCCTGCCTCGGCGTCGGCTGTGGTGTACGTCAACTCCAACGGCAACGTCAACACGAACTCGCCCGCCAACAATAACTACGCCCGCCCCGATCTGTGGAGAACGCGAGACTGCGAAGCGACCCGCATGGTGCACCACACAAAGGAGGCTGCATACTATCTTTGCCACGAACGGCAAAGATGAATACACAATGTCGGCTGTGCTGCCCTACGGGACGGCACAGGAGAAACGGCATTCCATATTAACTATGTACGAAATACTATATACACCCGATGTGCTGCATCGGGCTTTTAACCGTGCGATGCGCGGGCACCGTAACGATGCGGAACATGCCGCGGCGGAAGCGCATAAGATTGAAACTATAGAATACCTTGCCCGGCAGCTTCGGCGCGAAACCTACGAACCGCGTCCTTTGCGGCAGTTTTGGGTGACTGAGCCGAAGCGCAGGCAGATACAAGCGCCCTGCGTGATGGATAAAATCGTACAGAACGCGCTTGTGGATGGGCTGCTGTATGATTGGTTGACAAAACCTTTTATCCGGGATTGCTACTCAAGCGTTAAGGGGCGCGGGACAAGTGACGGACTCGCCCGGCTGAAGCTTTTCATGGGTGAGCATTATCGCTGCCACGGCGCTGAAGGTTGGGTGCTGAAATGCGACATATACCACTATTTTGACAGCATAGACCAATCTGACGTGCTACGGCGCGCCGAGCGGTACGTGCCGGACGCGCGTGTTATGGCGCTGCTTGCCAAGTATGTACGGCTTACATCGCACGGATTACCTCTCGGGCTGCGTACATCGCAGCCTTTGGCAAACCTTGAATTATGTGAAATCGACCACCGCATAAAAGAGGTTTACCGCTGCCGGTATTACGGCAGATATATGGATGACTTCTATATCATTCATAGTGACAAAGCTTTTCTGAAAGAGCTGCGGCGGGAGATTGAGGCAGGCCTCGCCGCAATAGGACTGCGGCTTAACGACAAGACGCAAATATTCCCGCTGGCGCACGGGATAGAGTTCCTTGGGTTCCGCACTTACATGACGGATACCGGCAAGGTGGTGCGCGTACTGCGGCAGACGGCCAAGACCGCGCTGAAGCGCGGCATAAAGCAATATGAAGCCATGTACAGGGCAGGCGCTGCGCATGAAGAAATACAGCAAAGCTACCGATCGCGCCGTGCGCACCTGATGCAGGGAAATTGTCGCGGCCTGATGCTGCGCTGTGACGCGAAAATGGAAGATATATTTAAGGAGGAGAACATGAACGAATGAGCCGACCGATCACCGATTTGCCCGCGGGGGTACTTGTAAATCTGATGGAAACGAATGGAGAGAACACCATGGGCAAGCCGTGGCGCATCATTGCTACGGCAGACAAGAATCCATATAAAAACGGCGTGTTTATGCTGCGTGACAAGGCAACGGGCACGGGCACGAGTGAATCCGCATTTAAGTGGAACAACGCCCAAACCGAAGTAAATTATGAGAATTCTCAATGCGATATAAAGCATGAAGCGGAGTTTTACGGAAGGTTTGACGAGGCTACAAAGGCACTTATAATGCCCACGGCCATAAAGGTATATGATAACGATGCGGGCGAGGTGGTAAGCATAAACCGCCATGTGTTTGCGCTGTCCGCACGCGAATATGGTGTGGACTCATACACTACGGACACAACAGAGAACCCCGGCTATTTTACGGATAATGCGAGCCGCAAATGCTATAACGAGCAGGGCCAAGCGGTGAGCGTTTGGGCGCGGTGGCCTGCCTCGGCGTCGGCTGTGGTGTACGTCAACTCCGGCGGCAGCGTCAACTCGAACTCGCCCGCCAACAATTACTACGCCCGCCCCGCTTTAATTCTTGCATCTGAAAGTCTTGTATCTGACGAACCTAATGCGGATGGCAGCTACAATCTGGTACTGAGTGACACCATACCGCCCCGAGAGGTGGAGTTTACCGCATTGCTGGGGCAGGCCGACAAGATGCCGCAGAAAATAAAAGTTGAATGCGAGTACGAGATGCAGAGCGGCACGATAGAGTTCTGGGTGTGCAACAACTATAGCGACCCAATACCCGCGTGGGAGAAGATAGAACTCGGTGAACAGCATAGGTTTGCCAACGCTACCAAAGCTGCCGAGAAGTGGGCGCTGGGCGTAAAGTGCCACGCGCAGAGTGAAAACAACATAACCGTATATGAGCCGTGCGCGATAGTAAGTTTTTAGTTTTAGGAGGTAAAGAGAGTGAATGCAGCAAAGTATTTGAGGAAGCGCGCCGAAGCCGACAGAGAGCAGGCATTTATCGATGCTGCCGAACTTGCCGATGTAGCCGCCGAGGTCGAAGCGGAGATAGCGGCATATCAGGAGATTATAGACATAATGGAAGGAGGTGAAGAAAACGATGCCGATAAGAACTAAGGATGCAGCCCGCGCTTGGCGGGCAAACGAAGATAGGCGGGAAGCGGAGTACATAGCCGCGGGAGCCGCACAGGCGCAGGCGGCTAAGGCTGCTCCCATTGCAACGGTGGGTATGTTTATAGACGGGTTTGCACCATGGGAAGTGGGGAAGGCATACAAGCAGTATGACCTTTTTTTATATAACGGCATGGTTGGGTTCTGCCGTCAGGCAGTTACATCGGCTGCGCACCAGCCGCCGTTCAGCACGGGTATGGAAGCGATTTACGGCGTTCGCCCCGCGCCCGATGATAACGGCGTGTATCCGTATGTGTACAACATGGCGGCAAGCGTGGGCATGAGAGTGCGCGAAGGCGATAACGTGTATGTCTGCATCCAGCCCGCAGATCCGCTGCTTTATCCGCCGTCACAGGTTGCAGCGCTTTTCACTTTGGAAAAATAAAGGAGGAAACTTAATGAAAAAGACTATACTTATACTTCTGCTTGCGCTTACGCTTTGCGCAAGCATACCCACATTGGCCATGGGCTGGGCATATACGCCCGACCCTGCGCCGGAGTATACCGTGACCGTGAGTAAGCTTGACCGGGTAAATACCACTACCGGCACGGCATATACGACCGTACCCGACAAGATTGCGGCGGTGGGGCAGGTCGTATACTTCAGCGTGCGCATAACGGATAGCGGCGGCAATGATATCAAAGGCGATATACGGCTCGGCGACTTGGAAGTGCTGTATATAGACGGCAATGTGATAGCCGCCACGGTTACGGGCGCACATCCGGCCGTAACGGCATCGATAGAGACTGCTACGCCTGCCGACCAGCTTGTATATAACGGTAAGCCTATAATAATCACGGGTGACACCGTTACAATAGACAAGCTGGTGTTCGCACGCCAAAACAATGTTGCAGTAAGCGTAGATATTGCAAATGGCAATCTTGGCGACTTATCCCGTGCGCTTGCGGCGTTGGGCATGACCATAGAAGATATATACAGCGGCAAAATATATATGTCCGATGCCGCGCTTGCAGCAAACTTCGGGCAGCGCAGCAGAGCCGAGGCAACGGCAAGGTGGTATGCAGATGCGGATGCCGAAGTAAAGCCCGCTGTACCGGGCCTGCCGCAGACCGGCGATAACGCAGGTGCCGCCGGCCTTGTACTTGTAGTGACTGCCGTGCTGATCATAGGTGCAAAACGATGGGCAAGATAGCAGACTTCTTGGCCTACCTTGAATCGCATATAGGCGATGCATATGTGTGGGGCGCCCAGGGCCGGCGCGTAGATACCATGCCGGACGTATCTGCATGGGTGCGCAAACGCGAAGAAGGCAATTTGATACAGGCAGCACGATGTATGCGCTACATAAAGGCCGCAAAGAAGCGCCCGCTGTATGCGTTTGACTGCTCCGGACTAATAGTCCACTGGTTACTGGACGTTAAGGGACTGATAAAAGGCGACGTTACTGCAAACGGCCTGTATGCACAGTGCAGCAAACAGGGAAAAATCGGTGCATGGACGATAGAACCCGGAGACCTTGTTTTTAGACGCAAAAGCGGCGAGATGAAGCATGTTGGGGTATATGTCGGAAACGGGTACACCATCGAAGCCAAAGGCCGTGACGTAGGTGTTGTAAAGCTGCCGCTTGATAAAGGTACATGGACGCATCAGGGCAAGCATCCGGCGTTGGCGGAAGAAGCGGGAAACAAGTCGCCTGAGCGGCGGGTGTTCCGCATTGAATCTCCGTTGCAGCGCGGCGAGGATATACGCGCCATGCAGACAGCGCTTAATGCGTGCGGCTATCCGTGCGGTGATGCAGACGGCATATGTGGCCGCAAAACCGTTGCGGCGGTGAATGAGTTTATAAAAAATAACAAGTAA